GCACCTTTGGGCCGACCGGCGACATTGTGGGCGACCGCCCAATCCTGGTGGAAGACAGCACCTACTTCCGCGATCCGGCGACCGGCATCTCCTACGGCCTCAAGCTGATCAACCAGCAGCAGTACAACGGCATCGCCGTGAAGACCGTGACCAGCACCTACCCCCAGGTGCTGTGGGTCAACATGACGTACCCGAACATCGAGATGTACGTCTACCCGGTGCCGACGAAGGTGCTGGAGTTCCACATTGTCTCGGTTCAGCCGCTGTCCCAGCCGGCCAATCTGGCTACTGAGCTGACCTTCCCGCCGGGCTATCTGCGCGCTTTCCGCTACAATTTGGCCTGCGAGATGGCGCCAGAGTTTGGCGTTGAGCCGTCCTTCCAAGTGTCGCGCATCGCCATGGCGTCGAAGCGCAACCTCAAGCGGATCAACAACCCCGATGACGTGATGGCGCTGCCTTACAGCATCGTGGGCACCCGCCAGCGTTACAACATCTTCGCCGGCAACTACTGATGAAGACGCCGATCCTCGGCAGCACCTACGTCGCCCGCAGCGTCAACGCTGCGGACAGCCGTATGGTAAACCTGTTCCCCGAGATCGTGCCCGAGGCCGGCAAAGAGCCGGCGTTCCTCCAGCGCGCGCCTGGCCTGCGCCTGCTTGCCACGCTGGGCACCGGCCCGGTTCGCGGGCTCTGGCAGTTTGGCGGCTTTGGCTACGCCGTCTCCGGCAACACGCTATACAAGATCACGTCGTCTTGGACCGCGACGGCGCTGGGCACCGTCAGCAACACCGGGCCGGTGTCGATGGCCGACAACGGCACGCAGTTGTTCATCGCCGCCAACGGCCCCAGCTACATCTACAACGCCAGCACGAACGCCTTCGCGCAGATCGCAGACCCGGACTTCCCCGGCGCGGTCACGGTCGGCTACCTCGACGGCTACTTCGTTTTCAACGAACCGAACAGCCAGAAGATCTGGGTGACGAGCCTGCTAGAAGGCACGCAGATTGACCCGCTCGACTTCGCCAGCGCCGAGGGCTCGCCCGATGGTTTGCTCTCAATTTTAGTCAGCAACCGCGAGGTCTGGCTGTTTGGGACCAACTCGGCTGAAGTCTGGTACGACGCTGGCACCGCCGACTTCCCCCTCCAGCGCATCCAGGGCGCCTTCAACGAGATCGGCTGCGCCGCGACCTATTCGGTCGCCAAGATGGACAACGGCATTTTCTGGTTGGGTGCCGACGCCCGCGGCCGCGGCATGGTCTACCGGGCCAACGGCTACCAAGCGCAGCGCATCTCGACCCACGCCGTCGAGTGGCACATCCAGCAGTACGGCAACCTGTCGGACGCGATTGGCTACACCTACCAGCAGGACGGCCACTCGTTCTATGTGCTGATCTTCCCGCAAGCCGACACCACCTGGGTCTATGACGTCGCCACGCAGGCGTGGCATGAACGGGCCGGGTGGAACAACGGCGACTTCACCCGCCACCGCAGCAACTGCCAGATGGCGTTCAGCAGCGAAGTGGTCGTGGGCGACTACGAGAACGGCAACATCTACGCCTTTGACCTCGACGTCTACGCCGACAACGGCCAGATCCAACGGTGGTTGCGCTCCTGGCGGGCGCTGCCGACCGGCCAGAACACGCTGCGCCGCACGGCCCATCACACGCTGCAACTGGACTGCGAAACGGGCGTGGGGCTGAACGACGGCCAGGGCAGCGATCCGCAGGTCATGCTGCGGTGGTCCGACGACGGCGGGCACACCTATTCCAACGAACGCTGGACGTCGATTGGGCGGATCGGCCAGTACGGAAAGCGCGCCTTCTGGCGACGGCTGGGCATGACGATGAAGATCCGCGACCGGGTGTACGAAATCTCGGGCACCGACCCGGTGAAGATCGCAATCATGGGCGCCGAGTTGCGCGCCAGCCCGACCAATGCCTAGCCCCCCAAACATCACCAACATCCCCGCGCCGCGCGTGCCGCTCATTGACGAGCGCACCGGGCTGATGGCGCGCGAGTGGTATCGGTTCTTCTTCAACCTGTTTAACCTAACCGGCGGCGGGTCAAACGCCATCTCGCTGCAAGACCTCCAGGTCGGGCCGCCGACCGGCTCCGAGGAGCAGGTCGTCTTAGGGCGTCAGCTTGACGGCGCGCTGGCCGCACCGGACGGGTCCACGCAAGAGTCGCAGATCGCGGAGCTTCAGAAGCAGGTTGACGCGCTAACGCTAGAACCGCCGTTTGCAGGGGAGCCGCCGGGCTGGTTGATTTTGCCGCGCGGCGTCGTTGTCGGCGCGTCGCCGTTTACCTTTCAGAACACAACGGGCCAACCGGTGGATCTGATTGTGACGGGCGGCGTTGTATCGGCCATCGACTTCTCCCGAGACAACATAACTTTCTATAGTGTCGGGCAGACCGCTGGCGTATTTTGGCTGTCGCCCTACGACTATTTGCGAGTGACGTACACCACCGCCCCCACGATAACCCTTGTGCCGAGGTAAACCATGGCTGTTACCGTTCGGGTGCTGGTCCCCGCCAAGACCGCCGAGAACACGCAGACGACGCAGTACACGGCGCAGGGCGTCACGACGATCATCGACAAGTTTACGGCGACCAATTATAGCGCCACGGCGGCGACGATCAGCGTCAACCTCGTCACGGCGGCCGGGTCGGCGGGCAATGACAACTTGATCGTCAAGACCAAGGCGCTTCAAGCTGGCGAAACCTATACCTTTCCCGAGATTGTCGGTCAGGTGCTGTCGCCGGGGGCTTTCATCTCCACTATCGCCGGCACGGCCTCTGCCATTAACATCCGCGCCAGCGGGCGCGAGGTGACGCAATGACGCCCAGCGAGCAATCGCTGCTGGCCCTGTTTGATGACGTGTTGGGGCTACCCCCCGACGCTGCGGACTGGCTGCTGTCCGTGTGGGCTGTGACGCAGGTCTTCGACGACGTGGCTGACGGGCACAACGTGGAGCGCAAGACGCTGCATGACGCCATTTGGAACAGCCTCGTCAAGATGCCGATGAACCCCTTCTACCAAGCCAACAGCGGGACGCTGCTCCCAATCATGGCCAATTCCATTTTGAAGTGGGTCGCGTCCGACGACGCGGAGCGGGCTGGCAAGGCCGACGAAAGGTCTTTCGTGTGGCGCGCCGCCTTCTATGATATTGTTCTATTGGTTGTTCTGCTGACGCAGGGTAAAGACGCCGCGCTTGCCAAGGCCGCGACCGTGATGTCGCTTTACGGTGAGACGTTTGAGGATTACCGGAAGGAGTTCCCGCTGTGCCCGAACCCATAAGCACCGGCGCTGCTATTCTGGGGTCTTCGGTAATCGGCGCTGGCGCTGGCGCTTACGGCTCCAGCCAAGCCGCTCGCGCGCAGAAAAGCGCCGCCGACCGCGCCGCCAACACGCAGCGGGAGATGTTTGAGCGCCAGGTCGAGCTGCAAGCGCCGTTTCGCGAAGCTGGCCTGACCGCTCAGAACCGGTTGATGACGCTGCTGGGCCTGGAAGGCGGCGAAGCGGGCGCCGCGGATTACGGCCGCTACGCCCGCGACTTTGGCATGTCCGACTTCCAGGCTGACCCCGGCTACGGCTTTCGCATGAGCGAGGGCATGAAGGCGCTGGAGCGGTCGGCCGCCGCCCGTGGCGGCCTGCTGTCGGGCACCACGCTGAAGGGCGTCCAGCGGTTCGGGCAGGATCTAGCATCGCAGGAGTACCAGAACGCCTTCAACCGCTACTACGCCGCCCGCAACGCCCAGCTTAACCCGCTGCAAGGCATCTTGGGCCAGGGCCAGTCCAGCACGAACGTGCTGACGGGCGCTGCTGGCGAGACGGGCCGCGGCGTCGCCGCAGCCCAGCAGGGCGCTGGCGCCGCCCGCGCGTCGGGTTACGTCGGCGGCGTAAACGCCCTGACGGGCGCGCTGTCGTCGGCCGTGCCGAACTACATGATGTACAACTTCCTGCGCCAAGGCCGACCGGGAATGGGCGGCAGCGTCAACCCCATGGAAGGGGTCTACTGACCATGGTTGACTACACCATCGCCACGCAGGTCCGCCCCTTCCAGATGCCCAATGTCGCGCAGCTTTATGGCGCGGCGCAGGACATCCAGATGAACCGGATGCGGATGGCTGAGGCGCAGGAGACGGCGCAGGAGCGCAACGCGCTTCGCGGTCTGCTGTCGTCGGGTGTTGATCTAAACACCCCAGAGGGCATCAACCAGCTTCGCCGCGCCGCTCCGATGCTGGCCCCGCAGTTTGAGCAGGCTGCGGGGCAGCGGGCGTACCAGCGGGCGCAGATTTCTCGCATCGAGTCGCAGAACGACCGCGAGGCCCTTCAAACGGCGCAGACCCTGCTGAGTTCAGTCCGCGGCGCCGAAGACTACGCCGCGCTGCGCCCCGCACTCCTGGCCCGGTTCCCGCAGTACGCGCAGTTCTTCCGCCCCGAGTACAGCCCGGAGCTGATCCGCAGCCTTGCGCTGGGCGCGCAGAGTTTGGCGACGTCCAATCTTCGCCCCAGCGAGAGCGTTTACGATCCTATTACCAACACCATTCGCTTTACCGCGCCTGCGGCGCCGCAACGTCCGGTGGTTGGTCAAGGCCCCGGCAACATTCCGGTGATAACAGACACCGAAAGGGGCACTTATCGGCTGGCCGTGGAAGAACCGGGAGGCCAGCCTACCGCTCCGCAGCCCACCACACCGGCACGCCAGCCCACCGCTCCCGCCGCTGGCGCCCGCGTGCCGCTGTCGCAGTCCACGGACATCCTGGCCATGGTGCCTGGTGTCCGTCGGGCAGAAGGCACGGGCCAGAACCCGCGCTCGTCGGCGCAGGGCGACTTCCAGTTCCGCGACCCGACCTTTATCGACCAGTTCCGCCGCAATTTCCCGGACCAAGCGCGCGGGCGGTCAAACCAAGAAATCTTGGCCCTTCGCGGTACGACGCTGCCTGACGGGCGCCTCGTCGAGCAAGTGCTTGGCCCGGCATACATGCAGCAGAACGCGCAGTCGCTGACCCGCGGCGGCTTTGCTGCGACGGGCCAGAACGTCTACCTCGCGCATCACTTCGGCGCGACTGGCGCGCAGAACCTTCTGCGCGCGGCGGCTGGTGATCCCAACTTGCCGGCTGACCGCGTGCTGACTGAAGACGTTATCAACGCCAATCCGTTCCTGCGGGGGACGACCGTTGGCCAAGTAATCGAGTGGGCCGGCAACGCTATGGACCGCGGCCCTGGCCAAGCCCAGCAGATGCTGAACGCGGCTCGCGGTGGTCAGCCGACGAACGCCATGGCGCCGAGCGTCGCGCCTCGCAACATCTTGACGACGCCGCCGCTGACGATGGCCGATGCGCAGCGTCTTGAACAAGAGCGGCGCGTGGCTTTGCCCGCGCCTCGGCAGGACTTCCGCTACACGCCGGATTTCCGGGCCGTTGAGCCGATCCCTGGCTCCCCTACCGCTACGTCGCAAGAGCGCCGCCGCGAAAGCGAAGTGCGTGCTGGCAATGTCGTCATGCGAGAGATTGACCGCGCGCTGGATTTGGTAAACACGGCGCGGCTTCCGACAGCCGGGCTTCCGGGCGCCGTTCTTTCGGCTGTGCCCGGCACTGCCGCGTTTGATATCCGGGCGCTGCTGGATACAGTTCGGGCTAATGTGGGCTTCCAACAGCTTAACCAGATGCGCCAAGAAAGCCCGACCGGCGGCGCCCTTGGTAACGTGACTGTACGCGAAATTGAGTTTTTGCAGGCCGCGTTGGGTAACCTTAGCCAAGCGCAATCTCCCGCTCAATTCCGACAGAACCTTCTTAACCTTCGGGCCGCGTTTGAAGAAGTTATCCACGGCTCGCAGGGCGGTGCTGGCGCTTCGGCGCCGCCCTCCGCCGCCGCGCCCAGCCGTGAGCAGACGCCAGGCCCGCGCCGCGAAGCCGCACCGCCGGCACCTGCCGCTGGCGCAGCACCGACGCTGGAGCAGTTCTTGGCCGCTGCGCGTCGGGCTAACCCCGGCGCGACGGATCAGCAGCTTACGGATTACTATAATCGGACCTACGGAGGCCGGTGATGGTTGAGATCGTTGATCCGTTCCGCGCCGCCGCACCGACCATCGTTGATCCGTTCGCGGCGGGCGGGACAATCACCGATCCGTTCGCCGGCCCCCGCCGCCAGCCCGACACGTCGGTCGCGCAGAATGTTGGCGTTGCCGCTCGCGCCGCCTACCCCTACGCGACCGCCGCCGCTCTTGGCGCCGCCGCAGGCGCGCCGTTTGGCGGCCCGGTAGGGGCTGCGGCGGGCGCCGGTCTTGGCCCGCTTGGCCTCGCTCTCGGTGACATCGCCACGACCGGCTACAACGTCGCCGCACCCGCGTTTGGCGGTTCGCGCGTCCCGCTGCCGTCGGAGAACATCCAGGCGCTGTACGAGTACTTCGGTCTTGGCCGCCGTCCTCAGACGCCGGGGCAGGAAGTGTTGTCGGCGGGTGTGTCGGGCGCGACGGGCGCAGCGGGGCAAGCCGGCGCGCTCAACATGCTGGCACGGCAGCTTTCGCCGTCGGTGACGCGGAATGTTATGACTGAACTGAGCCGCCAGCCTGTCGTCCAAGCAGGCGCCGGCGCTGGCGGCGCTGCGGCGCCGACCGCCCTGCGCGAGTATGGCGACGTTGACGATCCTTATGCGGGTATGGCGGCCAGCTTGCTGGGTGCCGTAGTGGGTGGCCGCACAGTAACTGGAGCAGGCAACGTCGCCCGCGGAACGGCCGCAACTGCTCGTATGGCTACCGCTCCCACGCCACAGGAACTTCGACGGGACGCTCGCGTGGCGTATGCCCGCGCAGAGAATGCTGGCGTGACCTACGACCCGACCGCAATCCAAACCTTTGGGCAAGGCTTGGCCCAGCAGCTTCGCAGCGCAGGGTTTGATGAGACGCTGCACCCTAAAGCGGCGGCTGCGCTACGTCGCGTTCAAGAAGCGGGCGCGCCGGGGGCGGGGGGCACGGCAGCGGCGCCCGTCCGTTTTGAAGACCTTGATATTCTGCGTCGCGTTGCGCGTGGCGCGCGTCTTAGCACAGACGCTGACGAGCGCCGCATCGGCAGCATCATCACCCGCGAGATTGACAACTTCGCCCTTCAACCGCCGGTCAACGCCGTCGTTAGCGGCGACAGCGCCGCCGCGTCGTCCGCTATCCGCGAGGCCCGGTCGGCGTGGTCGCGGATGCGTAAGAGCGACGAGATCGAAGATCTGGTCGAGCGGGCTCGCTTCTCGGCTACGGCCACCAACGGCCGCATGGATGAGGCGCTGCGGAACGAATTTGCT